CTTCTCTTCTTCCCAATCATATGCGATTACACAAAAAGCTGTAGGGTCTCTAAAACCAACGTCTAGTCCTGCGAAAACATCCATTCTAGAAGTATCTAGTTCACTAAAATTACCTACACATAGTTCGTGATCAAAGGGCCATATCTGACCTTCAAAGGTATTAAAGTCAGCTTCGTACTCTTGAGCAAACTCCGCTTCGGACATACTTTTTCGAGCTTCACTAATATCACTTTCAGACATTCGTGGATTATCTTTATATGTTGCTCTTATAGAAGCCCATTGAGGAAACTCTTCATTAAAGCCTCTATCAAAGAATTCTGCAAACCAATTGTTCCGACCCCGTGGCGTAGATATAAAGATTGCTTTTGAGTTTGGCTTATCAAGTGTTGGTCGAAGTGCTACATTAAACGCATCACGACCGTCTGCTAACGCTGCCTCGTCAAATATAATTAAATCGTAACTTCGACCAACACATGAGTCCACCTGGTTCACGGAACCCATACGGATTGTAGAACCATTAGAAATTTCAATCACTTTATCTTTTGCGTTATCTTTTGTAACCTCTAAGTCAAAGTGTTTGATCAAGTTTCTCTGTAAGTCAAAAGAAATTTGAGATAACTGATAGTTTGGTGACATGATTAGGATATTGGAATTTGGCACTAAAGATACTAGTTGCCCAATAACATTAGCAATATAAGTCTTACCTTGTCGTCTAGAAAGAGCTGCACAAATAAATCTATATTTAGGATTATTTACAGCATTAATTAGAGCCACTTGAGAAGGGAGAGGTTCAATCCCCAGCAGTTCCAAATAAGGGGCTACTGGGAGCTTGATATATCTATTATCAGGATGATACTCTAGTAGGCCATCTCCTACTATATCTAACCTGCTTAGTTGTAATGCCATCTAGGGCTCCAGTTTAAGAATTAAGTACTGCATTAGATACTATTATTAAATCAAACGAGCATGATATATCGGCATTTGCAGTACCAATAGCTCGTACATCTATATCTGTCTTTTCTGTTAATACCACGGGGGAGCTGTAGTTTATAGTATGGTCCATTTGATATAGCACACTTCCACCGACTACTCGGAAAGCTCCTCCAAGGGGCCGAGCAAACATTGATACTTCGGCACTCTGGGCTTTACTTGCTACCATCTGTATAGTGTTTAAAAATCCAGTGCAGCCTCCTGGAATTGTATACAATGACTGTAAGGTTTGGCCTCTAGCTTCCTTAATAAAAGTAATAGCTACACTATTTGCATTACGTACAGTAATCTTTCCAACATTAGTTTGAGTTACCATAAAAGCACGATTAACTCTATGCCATACTTTAGTACCTGTTGCTGGAACTACTCCAGTTAAAGTAATTGTTTCTTCCTGGAAATCATAATTAGAGTCTAAGCCCTGTAAAGTAACTGCCGTAACATCACTTGCAGAGCTAGAAACTACAGTAACAACACTTGCATCGCCAATTACAGGCCAAGGATAGAGAACGGTTGCAGCTTCTTCAGCTCCTGTCCATACAGTATTCCAGCCTGCTGTAGCAGTTCCCTTTACTATACCAAACTTATGAACAGCACTATAACCTTCTAGTAACCCCGCTGCGATTGGGACGTTTGTGATATTAGTTACGGGGAGAGGATTTTGTGTAGTTACAGGGCGACCGTCATTAGTAGCCGACGCTACTATATTTACTCTATCGGAGCTAGCAACTTGCTGTGTAGATACAATTAATTGGCTATTAGTTTGTGTAGCCATTACATATCCTTTGACGATTTAGAAACTTCTTTGGCTTTACCTATGTTGAGTGCAAAAATATCAATCCACTTATAGATTTTTGCCCAAATAACGTCGTCTTTAGGGGTAGGGGTACTAGCAGTAACTGCAGAACATACCATTACAATAACAGGGAGGGCTTCTATTACTTGCCATACGATATCAATCATTTTTTAATTTTCCCTATAGCCTCCTTTGCGTAAAAGGCTGCTACGATGGCTGCTACAGAAACAAAATAAGTAGGTGCCATATCTCCAAGAATTCTTGCTGCATTTTCGAGCTGTACTAAGTCGGCTGCGACTACTGCAAATGGGTATAGTAACATACCTGCTAGAGCGAACCATGCCATATTACGCTGGGCATCTCTCATTGCGTCTGCATCTTCTATTTCTCTTCTTTTTGCATCTAAGTGTAACTCTAGTTCTATTTTGCTAATATGTCCATCAGAATCTGTATCTGCTTCGTGTAAGCCATCTACAGTATTCATTACCACTTTACCTTATCTGCCCAATATGCTGCAGACATTTTACCTTTTGCAATATTTTTTGCGTGGCGAGCTTTAAAAGCTGCACGCTTCTTTTTCATTGCCTCAGATTCTCCAGCTTTTGGCTTTCCTGCTGTCTTGGCGCCTTGCTGTCCAAAACGAATAGTTTTAACTTTTGTACCTACTTTAGCTACAACGATGTGTGACTTCTTCTTGTGTCCTGGAGTACGCTTCGGCTTATTAAAACCTGAGACTCCTGCCCTTTTAATTCTTGAGTCTTTCTTTTTACTTTTTGCTGGCACGTTTTTTTCTCCTAATCTTAGCAGCAAGCTGCTTTTTCTTTGGGAGTTTTCGCTTTTTCTTTTTATAACCACTTGCATAAGCGGCTTGCGCTTGTTTCTCTGCACCTTTGCGAGTTTTAAATACTTTCCCTGAACTTCCCCATTTATATCCGCCCTTTACTTTTTGTATCGGCACGGTACTAGTCCTTGTACCAGACTTCTAATTCTTCCTCTTCTAATTCTTCTTCGGCTGGCATTGGAAAGCCATAAGCTTTAATAGCAGCTTCTTCTGTGTCAAAGTGTTGAACACCTTCGTCATTTTTAAAGCACCACTGGTTTCGTTTCTGGTAAATCATATTTTTCTCCTACACTACTTAGGCCAGATTGAGTAAAAAGGACCCCATTAAATATAAACAATAAGATTAGTGTGGTACAGTAGATAAGGTAACTACTAACCCCGCTAGGAACATAATAACAATTCCTCCAACAGTAAGTACTAGACGCTCAAGACGTGCAAGAGTAGAATCAATACCTTCCAATCGTTGGAATGTAGTTTTCCATCTTTCTTCGCATTGGACTTCATGTGTAGCTAATTCAATCTTCATTCTATTTAACTCATTAGTCGTTTCCATTAAGCAGTTTTTCCATTAACTTACCATAGTTACCTTGACCAAATGGAAGAGCTTCGTTTATCTGGACATTTGTCTGATTGCGAACACTGTTTCCATTGTGGACTTTTTCAATATCAGCCATAGCTTTGATTTCATCCATGCGCATTTTATGAGCCATTTGTAACAAGTCAGCTAAATCTTTAGAGCTGTAAACTCCAGTCTCTTGAGCTTCGTCAAGTTTACTTTGGATCATGGTATCTAACAAGGCACCTATGTTATTTTTATTTCTGTAGCCCATGTCGAGATATACTGTGTCAATATACCTTTTTACATCTCTTTTATTTAAGGTTTCGACTACTTGATGTTCTGATACCATCATTTGATCACAGACTGCTCGAATACTGCCGTATTGTAAGTAACAATTAGCAACTTCTAAACCTTCTGGGGATATTTTAGTAATTTCTTTAGCCATGGTGTCAATTATATGTTAGTGGAGTTATAATGTCAAGAACTTTTTTTCTTATGTTATTAGATAGTACTTGCACAATAGTAGTATTATTAAGTAATTCTCAAAAAGATGAAGTTACCTTCTGGGTGCTTAGACTCAGGATCCCTAGAGGAGTCAGCTACTCCTGATGGTGCATCGAAGCCTGGCTCATATAGTTGCCACATTCTCACACTAACTGAGGTAGGGCTTGTTACACGGGCTGCTGGAATAAATACACCACCTCCTTCTAGAGTATAATTATAATCATCATACCAGAGCTTTCCTGTATAGTATCCTACCCTGCCTGAGGAACTATCTCCTATTAAATAAGTATTAGGAGGGTCCATAGAATTAAGATTTGAAACTCCTTTAGAGCTTGCTGTAGGCAGTAAGTCTTCAATAAATTCACTACGTAAAGGAGGATCTGGTGGAATAACTCCATCGTATCCTGAGCTTACGTCATAAGGGCCTTCTTGATTTAATCCAGTTGTAAATATATTTATTGGTACAATATTGTTTACTATAGCTTGTCTCCAGTTAGAGGACCAAATTAAGTTACCTAAAGTATCTTTAATTTCAAGACCATATTCATTGTTAGAAGAATAGTAGCTTGGACTAGTTATATTAGAAGGAACTAGCATAGCTATATTATAATTTGATATACTAGCACCACTTGATATAAAAAAGTACACATACTTATAAGAATTATCAGGCCATCTTGTTCCGCCCATTATAGGGGGTATTAAAGTAGATTGTAAAGTAGAGTTAATAGCAACGACTGGAGTCCCATTAGAGGCTGGATACGTACCTTCTGTTAAGGTTACAGTGCAAACTCTAGCATTTGAAGAGATTTGCAGATATGAGGATACCGCACTAGAACCTCCATTTATAATCTCTTTTACTCCATAAGTGAGAGCACCCTCATCAAGAACCACACTATTATCTCCATTTCTTATCTCTAGTGCGTAGTCCGCTGAAGTGCCTGGAATTTTACTAGTACCTGCATATTGTATTACATTCACAGTTACAGTAGGGGCTGTATCATGTCTACCAATTATTACACTAGTTCCGTCGTCGCTAAATCTAGAAGGTAATTGTGCTGCTGTAGCATCAAATGCATAGTCTACTTCTATAATAGAATTACTATAACTGAGACCTGTTAACCCAGTAGGAACACTAGTTGTCCCACTACTAGATAAGACGGCAGTACCAGTAAAAACTGTTCTAAGCAATGAGTGCCCAGTAGCAAAACTGGAGACAAGATTTTCGTTGTGATCATAAATTGCTATACCGTATGTGTCAAGAACAGGATCTTCATTAGGTGGAGGACTATCGTCACTTCTGGTAACAGTAAAAGTATCGTCTGTTGGGTAGTATAGACCTGTACCTCCTAGCGCCACAGGTCTCATAGAAAATACCTCGTAAGTTTCAGTTTCGCCTAATATAGGTAAACTGCTGCTAAAGGTTAGAGATAATGTTGTGCTTCCTGTACCTGAAGTCAAGTTTACTGCACCATTATTAAGACGTACCACATAAGACTCCTCAACAAGACATCCAGTAATAACAACAGTGACGCTAGTATCGGTACTATCTATAGTGTAGCTTCCTGTGATGGGGGTAAAACCAACTTCATCATCAGGTAAGATCTCAGCAAGGGTTGTAGTAGTATATGTATCGGATACTCCGCCTATTGTAAGAGTTGTATTTGTGGCAGTACTATAGCTTCCTGAGGACGTGTGCGCTACTTGAAAGTAATCCCCGTTCTGGGCACTACCTATTTCGGTCGTATAAGCTCCACCATTTTTAGTATAAGATCCTCCACCAGCTACCGTTACAGTTACGGGTATATCAACTGATGCTACTGTAATAGTATTGGAGAGTTTGAAAGTATTTAGTGGAACATTGTTCTCATCTATAAAAATAAAATCATTGGGTGTTACATCAGCGTCTCTAGTTGTAACTATGAAAGGGGCAGAAGACTGGCCTCCTACTGTTAGTACCGTGCTCACTGATGTAGAGTAAGCCACAGATGCAGTTAGTCTAACTTGTATAGTATTGCCTCCAGATACACTAGCGGAATTAACCCATTCGCCAGTACCATTAACCTGAAATGTGCCTCCATTAGTTGTTGTTGCTAATGCTGTTGCGGGGGCTGGATCCATACCAGTTATTGTCCAGACAGCAGAATACTTTGTAGTTTCTGGCTCAGTTACTGGGGGGTTCTCTCCTAGTTGAGGCGTATTAGGCTCTTCATCCGCTGCTCTGGTTGTAACATTCCAAGTATCTGTATCTTCGGAGAAGGTTCCTAGTGTTAGTACTGTGGATACAGTAGTACTATAATTAGGCGATGAATACATTCTTGCTTGTATAGTGTCATTTAAGGATACGTTAGCAGAAGTAACCCAGCTGCCTGTACCATTAACCTGAAATGTAGCTGAGTTTCCGCTAATCGACACAGGTATTGTTACAGGCACGCCTCCATCTATTGGGTCAATATTAAGTACTGTTGAGCTGCTTGAGTATGTAAGCGCTCCAACCTCTCTTCCTGTAAGATCATTACCTAAGTTAGGAGTGGCAGGATTTACATCAACGGCTCTGGTTGTAACACTCCACGAATCACTGTGAGGGGTAGGCCCTAGCAAAAAGTTTACAGTTTTTGTAGTACTATAACTATTAGAAGCAAACATAGCTACTCTTAGTTGATCACCATTTTTTACGTTTGCAGCGGTAGTATACGCAGCATTATTTATGCTCATGTATGCAGGAGTATCTCCACTAAACCGAGCATAGGCAGTTACAGGATTTTCTGGTGTATAGTTATCCATACCAGTTATATTGAAAGTAGTGGCAGAAGGCGTGAATTCTCCTAGCTCTTTCCCTACTACGTCTAATCCCACATTTACAGGATCTGGAGTTACATCTGCTACTCTAGTTGTACTTTTAACTGGAGCGACCGTATCTGGTGGCATCAAAAGAAAAGTTTCAACAGTTGTGCCATAAGTGGCAGCAGTGGTATGTCTACCTTTAACAGTATCACCATTACTTACCGGACCCCCATTTCCCCAAGCGCCTCCATTGATTGATATTTGCGTACCTGGATAGTGGAATTCAAATACTGAAATAGTGCGAGACTCACCTGATGCTAATCCTGCAATGGTTGCGGGGGCTGTCTCTACCAACGTGTTTATAGGTTGATCAACTAAAGGCGCCAAAGGAACAGTAATACCTGCTCTAGTTGTAACAGTCCAGGCGTCTGATAAACCACCTGCTGTTATAGTAGTGCTTACACTAGTGGATAAGGATGTAGATGATAGAAGTCTTGCTCTTACATTATCTCCATTATAAACTGTTGCTGAAGTAACCCAGCTTCCATTATTAACTGACATATGACCTGAAGTCACACTGGCAGTAATACCTGTATCAATTCCTGAAACAGTCCAGTAACTTGAGTAGTAATACATCCCAAGACCAGCCCCTGTTATATTAGCTCCTAGGTTAGGACTA